ATTGATTATAAAGGCGAATCACAAAATTTTTTATTTTGAATCATATCAACTAGCATATACCCGGTATAGTGTGCAACCCCTATTCACAAGTCAGAAAGTGTGGTAGGAAAAAGGGGTTGTAAAACTTACAGGCAAAAAGAAACCCCGCTAACCCAAATGGGCGCGGGGTTAATCTCATACTTAAAAATGGGCGTCACCGGGGCTAGCGGCTGATCCCGAGTGTCACCGGGGTTCCGGCCCAAGCGACACATAGCCCGATTATAAATCGTTAACTGGCCACGGTCAAAACATAACGATGTAAGAGTTTGTATCCTCTCGCACATAAAATTGACCGGGCTTGCGATAAGGCAAGCGAAACATCGGAAGCGCTTACATCAATCGTAGTAATGAAAATCCCGGTAACTCTACTTGTCACTTTCACTTTCATTCTGCGCACTCCCCTTTCGCGCCCGGTCGATTACCCCGGACGCAAATTGATTAGCACTCCACATTTCGCCGTCAGTGTGTCCGACGAGATAACCGGATATAAAGCCCGAGCGCCACAATGCACGCCAAAACAAAAACGATGCGAGCATTGCGACAGCGATTACAAGCGCCCGTTTCGGATTGGTTAGGATCACTTGACTGTGCCATAGGTCGCGATGAGGGAAGCGGACGCGAGCAACGCAGCAATCGCCACATCGCTATACGCCGCATCGGGGTTCGCGCACAGCGGCGCAATGGCATTCGCTGCCGCTAGAACGTCCCCGCGTTCCGTGGCGTTACCGGCAGTCACCGCGAGCGCCAGCGGGGTTGCCACGGTCGCTGCATTGCACGCCACGCGGATTTGGTTTGCTTGATTGTCCGCCGTGGCGCATCCCGAAAGCAAACCCGCGAAACAGAGAGACAGAAGCAACTTCGAACGATAGCCCCGGTTCATGATTAGCCTTTCTTTTGGTGAGCGTAATAGTCATCTTTGGTGAGGAAGCGCTCGAAAATGCGCGTTTCCAACTGTTGCATGCTGAGCGTCATTGCAGCTTGTGACGCTTTGATTTCATCGCGAACGGCTTTAAGCTTCGCGCCGATACCCTTGTTGACAAGTGCGATAAATCCATTAACAAGGATTACGGATAATTCGAAACCGTGCGATTGGATAAATTCTGTCATACCGGAACCGGAACAGGTAGAGAGACTTTCGGCGCAAGCATCCATACCGCGAGTGCCAAAAGGATTAGACCCAAAACAACAATGCCGATGCGACCCAAAAGCGCGGAACCCCAGCAACCGATGTCATACCAGCTACAGCTAGTAGGACTCGCGTTCGAATTGTTAGCGGTACTGGACGAAGCATTACTAGCCCCGGTGACGCCGGTCGCAGTGTCCGTCACGCCCGATAGCGCGGGCAGTGACGGTAACGACGGCAACGAATCCGCGAGAGATTGCGACTGCCCGATACCCGCAATACTGAAGTCCATTCCGGAATTGGAATAGTTCGTCGGGATAGGCGGCAATGCCGGAATCGAATCCATTGCGTTACCCCTTACACACTTGGCACGTCCCGAAAGACGGCGAAGGGTTATTCGGCACAAGCAATTCAATCGCGAACGTGAGAGGGTCAGACTGCCCCGCCCCGCCCCAATTCCCCTTGGTCAACGTCGCGGGCGCGGGCTGGTTATAGGTGAATTTGGACCAGTCGATAGGTGACGAACCATCGCCCGTTGACGGAAGGTTATAGGGAATTGATTGCGCCGCTTGTGAGACGTTTGATTGTTTCGCGTTCCAAAGGATACGCGCCAAAAGCGTTACGCCTGCAACTACGACTGCCGCTTTTAGATTGTCTTTAAGCCCCGGTGACATTTCGTATCCCTATTAAAGCGCCATCATGATCGAGCTAAACATCGAACCGAGCAGCGCGTTATCCGATTGATGACCGGCGAGATTCGCGCCAATCGTCGCGCCCGCAATGCTGGCGTCCGTTTGGTTATCGGAAATATGCATTGAACTATCCGCGTTGATTTGCGCAATACTGACATTCGTTTGTCCCGCAATCGTCGCGAGTCCGAGCGTCGTCGCATTGGCGGATTGCGCCAATTGTGCTTGCAAATTCGACAGCGTAGCCGTGTTAGCTACGGACGTTTGCGCCTGAAGGTTAGCAATGGTTTGCTGAGTCTGAGCGGCAAGCGCCGATTGCGTCACGGCGGATTGTGTGAGCAATTGGGTCTGATCGATTTGTGCCTGCGTCGCGAGTTGAGTTTGCGCGACTTGAGCGGACAACGTGTCTTTGTTCGCCGCAACCTGATTGTCCGATACGTGGATTTGCGCCGTCAGTGTGTCATCAAGCTGGTTTTGCTTGGACTGCGCGTCGAGTACCGCCAAAGCGTATTGCGCCGCAAGCTGGTTGTTTTGCGATGCGATATTCGCCGCCGCTTGATTTTGACTCGCGGTGATCGACGCTTGCTGAAGCTGAAGCTGAAGCCCTGCCTGTACTTGCGCGTCCGTAGGTTGTGACGAACCCGCAACAGCCGTCGTCGCGGCGCTGGCGGTATTGGCGCGGGAGACGAGAACCAGCGCGATGACACAAGCGCCGCCGATGACGGCGACTTGTACCTTATGCGCTTTGACCCATTCAAGATTGATCATTAGAACCCCGAACCAGCATTGGACAGAAGCGGCTGAGAAACAATTTGCCCCGTTTCGGTTCCGCCGAAATCGACGGTCGTTACGGCATGTTTGACAAACACTTGTCCGGATTCCGTGATTGCCATTTGACCCACGGCAACCCCGGCACCAATGGGAGACACGAGCGGATCATAGAACGGGCGCTGGAATGCGAATTCCAATGCGCCCGGCCCCGGAACCCTGCCCCGCGTAAAACGGAAAGGACCGAGCATAGCGCGCCCCTTAGAACGACATCGGGGCGGACGGCGACGAACCGGTAACGGGCGATACCGCCACGTCGAGCAGATAGCCGAGCCCGCCAGTCGTGGACGAAATCACTTTCGCCGTGTTTGCCTTATTCGAAACCAGAACGGCAACCATCGCAACGCCGATAATTGCGGTGATGATGGTTACGATTTCCGACATTGCGTGATTCATTTGGAACCCTATTTAAAGTGAGCTATCGGGAAACGGGTAATTGATAACGGAACCTGTTGCACTATCCGTCGTCGGAAGCGGATTCGAGAACGCGGACGGAAGCGTACCGAAAACGGCGGTCTTATCGTTACTCGTTGAATCCGGCGCGGCGAGTGCCGGTGTTTTCAACGCATCGATAAACTTCTGGAAAAATCCGCCGCTCACGCTTCCGTCTTTCGACTTGGCAACGAACATGGCAACGATGACGAGCAGGATAAACGCGTCCGATACCGCTTTCAACTTTTGGACGTATCCGATACAGCCGATTAGGAAAATCGCCGCGAACCAATACAGGAAATTGGCGTTACCCGAAAAGTCACCTTTGATAAGCGTAAACAATCCGGGGTATGACGTTCCGCCGACAGTGTAATCCGCGTGCGTGCCGCGAACGCCCGCGACGAGAAACACCGCACCGATAGCAAGTAGGACGAACGGCATTTCAGATTCCCAATACGTGCATGTAATTCGGGAGTTCGCCGCGCACGGTGATAAACACGGCGAACCCTACTAGCAGCGCCGCAAAGATAACGGACGTTTGCGGCATGGCGTTTAACCGGTGATCGCTGCTGCTTTCGACTTCAGCGCCTGTACGATACCGCCGCCGAATGCGCCGCCGAGCAGGAAAACGACAGCCAGAAGAATGATTTGTTTCGCGTTCATTTTGGATACCAGAAGAAAAGGAAAAGGGTTAAGCGTTGTCGAGAATCAGGCGAATCATGCGCGACCAAGCGAAAGACGCGACCATGATTAGACCGATGAACAAACACCATTGCGTAACGGACATATCGCTGGAAAACGGCTTCGTCAGCCAGCCGTCGAGCGAAGCGCCGATACCGTTTTGGTTCGCCGTGAAAATCAATTCGGACTCCGTTCGTTTAGTGGGCGGGGCTTCAATGTCCGGTTATTCACCTGGACGCCCCGCCCTTTGCGACTTAGCCCGCCGACAGCGAACCAGCTTGCGCAACTTGGTTGACCAGCGCGAACGCTTCCGTACCGACGAGCAATTGCGCGTTCGCCGCAACGCTGGACGGATTGACGAGCAATTCGAGATTGCCGTACTGAACCGTTTGCAGCGGACGATCACGGTGATCGAAGTAATACATACCTTGCGGCATATCGGTCATGATCTTGTGGCGAGTCCACAGCGAAACGATATTCGGGTTGACGTCGAAAATGTTCGAGTAGTTCGCCGCTTGCAACTTGAAACCGTTGATATCGGTTCCCGCGTTCAGGACGCCGCCGTTGTCGTACACGATCATCGTCGAGAGGAACGAACGGAAATTCGCGTAGGGATACGGGAAGTCTTGACCGACCGACAAACCGGTTTGCGCGGTCGCCTTGAGTTCGTACACGGTCGCGAGATCGGTCAGCGGCAGAATCGCGCCCGCGTTCGTCATCGGGAGTTGCGAGTAATAAACTTGGCTCACCTTATAAGCCACGTTCGTAATCGACGCCGCTGCATTGCCCGAGTACACAGCGAGCGTCGGATCGGCACCTGCGGCGACAATCGCTTGCGTCGGATTGATCGTGAGCGAGAGTTGCGCCGTGGCGTTGACGACGTTCGCATAGAGCGCGCCGCGCAAGTCTTGCGCGCCATACGCCAGCGGAACCCAATAGACCATTTTGACCGTGCCCGTAGCACTGGTCGCGATGGTTGCCGGGGCCGAAATCGGGTTCAGCACGCTACCGAACTTGACCGGGCTATCGGTCGTATAGGACGAACCGAACGGGCGCGCGTTTTTCACTGTGTCCAAGCTGTACAAGTGCCAGCCCGACGTATTGATACGCTGGTTGTTGTTCAGGTCCGTAAAGGTGACATTCGAAAGCAGGTTCGCCGCGTTGTACGGCGTGACGGTCAATGCTGCCGCCGACGTGTTGACGATGGTTGCAGTCAGTTCGATAAAGAAGCCGAGGATCAGACCGGTATAACGCGGTTGAATATTGATCGTCGGATTTTGCGACGGTACGAAGTTACCGGACGCGACCGGCGTCGTACATTTGATTGCTTGCGAGATAATCGCCTGACGAGCCAATGCGTTTTGCTGCGCGACGGACAATTGCGGGGTTGCACTCATTTGAGATAATTCCAGAAGTTGAAAGATTAAGAACGCTTTGCAAAGTGGATTGCGGCGAGTCCAATAAATACCATCAGAAACACCTTTACCCAATTCGCGGGGCGGCGCATGAGATTGAGATTAAGAACCCCGCTCATGCCGTCGTTGCCGCCGCGAGTGCCGCATCATCGCCGCCGCGCTGCGCGTGGATGACGCGCCCGAGCAGACCGTAAATCGCGAATCCGGTAAATGCCATGAGTAGCACCGTTACCCAATTCGCGAAATTCCACGAAATAATGTTTTCGCCGTCCAATTTAATTTGCCCCGGTGATTAACGGATTAATACCTTGTTACGTCTTGAAACTAATTGTTACGGATTATCTGTTCGGCTCCCCTCAAATGTCAAATATATTTTCTAATTAAATCGTGCGGATTTTCCGAAACGGTTTCAGCTTGGTTTCGAATATCTCTAGTAACTGATCGGGCGCGGGCACTGGCGGAAGCATCACCGCTTCGTTTTTCGCAACCTGATAGTAGTAAGAGTGATACTCAGGAAATTTAATCCCTTGCATCGAATGCGGGGTGAATTGCGAAATCGTTTCTTGGTCGCGACGATCATTCAACGCAAAGACTTGATAAAAATCCGCTTCTGAAATAATGAACCGGGATTGCCAAGTCGGGCGCTGGCTTAAAGTAATCGTTGGAATTTGTAGCGACCGTCCCTGAGTTTGAATCCCCCGGTAAGCTTTGGAAAGCCGATCGATTTCAAACCCTTCATCGACATAGACTCCGATTCCGCCGCGCGATTTAATCTCGGCAAGAAAAGGTTCAAGGGGTCCATTACGGTCCCCATCGCCCGAATCCAAATGCAGGTTATACAACCCTTTGTGTTTCGGCACGCCATCGGACAAGGTAATGTCATGAGCATGGGGAATAGAATTCAGTAATTCATCCTCCTTGAAATTCAGCATGATCCAAGGAAGGTTATTGAAATTCCGCTGCGACAAATGATAAACACCGGCGACAGTTTTACCCGTGCCGGTGCGTCCCATAATCGCAATCCGTTGAGAGTCTTTCGGGAGCGCGATAGTCATTTGTTACCCGTTGATTGCAAGTCCCGGATTAATGGGCGTCACGCTACCCTGTTTAGAAAGCGCTTTCTCTTTCTTTTTCCGGTCGGACATTTTCATGTATGCGCCGCCATACGTCATACCCAAAACCATAATCAGATTAATCCATGCGGCGGATTTCGGATCAATGGTTTGGATATATTCGCCTGATACCGCGTCGATTGCTTTCGCAAGCTCTTTCGACTGCGCTTCAGTCAAAACGAATTCCGGCGCATTTGCCATTTTCGCGAGCATGATATGGCTCGCGAAAAGAATGCCTTGTAAAGAATCTACAGCGGCCGGTGTTTTCTTTTCGCTGGCGGATTTACCTTTTCCGGTTCCGGGTGGGCGTCCGCGTCCGCGCTTGGCGGGTTGCTCACTTCCGGTATCGGCGGATTGTCCGTCGAGATCTGGGAATGCTCCGATTCCGATTCCGCTAACGGCGACTGGCTCGATTCCGTCGTCGGGACGGTCGATTGTTGAGTCGCTTCGCGAATCTCCGACAACGCGACTTGCATCGTCATCATTTGCTCGGACATCGCCGCTTGATTTTCCAAACAGGATTGGACGCTTTCCGCTAGCCATTCGAGATTTACCTTTTGGTTTTCTACTTCCGTTTCCAGTTCCGCGACTGACTCGCTATGCTCTGCGATAGTTTCAGCCGCCGCCGTTTCAGCCATCGCGGACGCTGCGTGACTTGCTGCAATTGCCGCATTTGCCGCTTCTGCTGCGACTGCCGCCGATTCAGCCGCCACGCTTTCAGGCGTGACGGTTTCAGAAACGGGGCTATCGGGTGTATGAATTTCATTATCCATTGTCCGATTCCCCTCGCGTTATTCGGCGGTTTTCAAGTGCGGGAAGTGTTGCGCAATCAAGTCGAGAACCGGCGCGAGTGCCGCGAGTTTCGGATTGATCGATTCGAGAACAGCAGCAACGATTTGTTCGACTTGTTCCGCCGTCACCGTGGACGGCGCGGACGCGTCACTCGGTTGTCCAGGTTGATTAGCGGACACTTGCGCGATAGCGTCACCATGTTCAGCGAGCGTCGATTTGATCGTATCGATTTCGTGCGCAACCAGTTCCGCGATGACGTGCATGGCTTGTGGCGGATTCGCGGCGATTTCAGCGGCGGCGGTAATCACTTCCGGCACTTCGCCAATTACGACTTGACCGATACGGCTTTGGATTGCGTCTTTGATGGTTTGGAGAAACGACATTTTAATAAGCCCCGGTGAGTGCCGATTATTCGGCGATATTGGTTTGAGGGTTTGCAGCGGTGATTTGCATTTGCAGAATGGACGGCGGGTTTTCTGGCAACCCCATAATCGACAGAATGCGCTTCTGGTTTTCTTCGATACGCGCATTCGAATCGAGAATCGCACCAAGGTTCGAATCAATCGAATCGATTTTCCCGGCGACCCATTCGTAAATCTGTTCGCCTTTCGCTTTCATTTCTTCGGGATCAATCCCGAGCGACTTAATCAGCATTCCCGCCATATCCATTTCGCTAGCCCCTTTTGAATAAGAAAATAAAAATACCCGCGAATATTAGTTCGCGGGTATTTAAATATCAAGCGGAATTTAGCGGCGGGTTATTTCCCCATACCCGCGACGAACGTAATATTCCCGGTTCCGCTTCGTAGAATGCCGGCCACATAAGACATACCGGGAGGGATACCGATTGTCGCAATCGAATTCGGCGCAATCATTAATCCGTCAACCGGCGTTGCATTCGTCGGGAATGCGGCGACAACGCTACTCGTACCGAATACAATCCACGCGAACGACGCGCTTTCATTCGTCACCTGAAGCGCGGGCGCTGTCGGACTCGCGAGCGCAACGCGCGCACTGGTCGTTGTCGCCGCCAGCATTACCGCGCTAGTCGATACGCCGAGAAACGGGCCGGTATCCGTTTCGAGATAAGACGTCCCTCCCGGCGTCATCGCCGCGGCGATATTCTGATCAACCGTTTTCAGGTTGCCGCCGCCGTCGTAACTATTCGCGCTGGTATTCTGCACGGACCAATGCGACGGCGGAACCGGCACATTGAGCAGGTTGATATAAACCGGCACCGCACCGAGCGATTGCGCCGTCAAAATATTGTCCGGCGCCAGAACCGGATAATACCCTTGCGTATAGGCCGGGACGGTGATCGACTGCGCGACCGGTGAGCCGAAATTAATCGTGAGCGGCGACGGCGAATTTCCGTTATCGATATACGCCGTTTGAATTTGCGAAATAAATCCGCGCTGCGTGAGCGTGGATAAATCCCAATTCAGCGCGGGCGTGCCGGTGAAATTCATCGGCACGCGAATCATTTTCGGGCCGTCACCCGGAAGGCGTTGATTATTAATATTGCGCGGGGCGAGTTGCAGAGTGGACATTTATTTACCTGAGTCGAAAGTCATAAAGGAAGAACAGGGATCGACACAACCTAATTTCACAGTCGGGATATTACTTGTGCTTTGCAATTGCGGCGAGACAATTTGTGATATAGGCGCTTGCGACCAGCCCGTAAACATCCCTTTCCACGTCGCGCCCGGATCGGGATAAACCGCATACGCATTACCGTAACGGTCAATATGCCCGTTCATTACGTCCGCATTGCCCGCGACAGCATTCCCCTGAAAAGCGGGTAGCGTTCCGTCGAGTGCGTAATTGTTGAATAGAAATAGCCAATCGACTAACCAATAACCAGAACCGTCTTTGGCCATAAAGATATGCCAGAAAACTTTCCCGTTATACGTGACGCTCGCGCGCATTCTGAAAAAGAATCCGAACGTGGTACTAATGGCTTGTTGAACATTTAAATTCGTTGTCTGAACCGGGCCGGTCATATTGCCGCTATTCAATTGCACGAATGAATCCACAATGCCGTCACCCGGCCACATTCCCCCAATGCCGCCGCCAGTCGGACGCAACGCGCGCCATTTCATAATACCGACCGGATAATAGTTATTCGACGTGAGCATGTAATTCCAGCCAGTCTTATAATCCGGCGCGTTTCCCCCGATGGAATTCGTATAGGCTTCGCTTCCCCGTAATCCGATACTGGTTCCGATTGGCACGATTTGCTGATAAGCGTTTTGCAATTGCGTAACGTCATTCACTATGCCGATATTGGGATAGAGCGAATTGTTGAATAGCGTTACCGCCCATTGCGACGGCGATGCAAACGAATTCACAAACGGAAGCATCCCATAGGATTGTCCGAACGCCGTCGCTTCCCATGCCGCATCATTATTGCGTGGATACTTATAGGATTGACTCCCCATGTTAGACAGAATCGGCATTGCCGTTTGCGTATAAAGCATCGGCTGTTTCGCCACTTGGTCAGCCGTGGGCCGGGTTTCGATTCGCACACTCGCGCCATAGGGTGTACGCGAACCGTTCCATTGAGAGAAATTAAACAGAACCCCGCGCGCGAACATTTCCCCCAAAGGGACGATAGTTCCCCATACGCCGGGGCTGTTGAAATACCATCGTTTAGTACGTCCCTGCGTTCCGAGTGTCGGATAAAGCGGGACGACGGTTCCGCCCCAATAACTTGTGTTAGCCGTACCTGACGCCGTGTAATTGCCGTCGTGATTAATGAATACCGGTTGACTCGCGCAGTTTGCCCGGAATCCATTTACGAATTCGCTGTTATACGGAAACGGTACGTTCGAATGCGGGTAAAGCGGAATCGGGAGAACCCCGTTAAATTGGCACGGCATGATTAGTTGACCCCGTAATGATGCAGCGACATATCAAGCATGTTTGAATAAGCTTGAATATCCCCGTTATACTTTTGCGCGAACAGGTGTTTCTTATCGGGACTATTCACAATGTCCGAAACACTGAACGCGATTCCCTTTTGCGAAATAAACTTATAAAAGCAATCGACTTGTCCGATTGAGTCATCCTGAAAATCATGCACGGTTTTCGAATAGCCTAAGTCACCATACAGATTAAAGCCCATCATTTGAATAGCGCCCCATGATGTACTGTAAATCATTTGGGCAGTACCAATCGAACAGCCGTGGATTTTAACGATGTTTTGGATAATCTCTTTTTGCGCCGCCGTTTGCGCCCGGCTGATATTGCCATATACCAATGGCTCAAAGCGAATTGCAAGCGGGTTGCCACGTGATTCCACGTATGATACAATGTCAAACAAATTTACCGATTGGTTGATTGCCATTTGATAGCCCCGGATTAAAGTTTTCGAATCAGGCGATTTAGAATTAATGATTCGATAATGCCGGAGTGATTATAGGCAAAAAGAAGCCCGCAATTCAAATAAATTGAATGCGGGCTTTAAGTTAGGTAGGCGTTGGCTAGAACGTCACCTAATAGGCTAACTAAGAAACATCGCTTCTGTTCCGGAGAAAGCGACGATGGCTAAAGCGGTAAAATCAGCGGCGGATATCCGCGCTGAACTAAAAGAGTTTCGTCACAACCTTTCTATCCTTAAAAAGAAAGGGGTTGTGCCTAAATCTGTTGATGCGCGCTCGCAAGTAATTACGCGGCATTATAAAGAACAGATTAAAAAGAATCTAGCGATTATAGAGGGTCGCGAAACCACCGTTAAACTATCCAAAGCAAAGATTCAGGAATATAAGAGCGGCGGACATAGGACGGTCGGACATAATCGGGTCATCGTTCAAAAGCAACAAGGCGAAAAGGTTCGCGTCTCTCATGGCGAAGTGTACGTCACGCGCAAGCTGAAGAACGGCGAAACGTCGCGCGTTGTGCTGCCCGTTTCCTTTAATCGTCTCGATCACTGGATTAACGGTGCTGAAGACCCCTATCTCGAATCCCTGAAAAACAAAGGCGAGTCTTTCGCCTTTCGCTATTTCGGCAATAACTCTGTTGCGACGTTTCATAACTTCGAACAGATGCGCCGCCAGTTTGAAAAATACAAAAGTTTTACTGGCGCAATTGAAAAGGGACGCGGGGCGGAAGCGGAAATCCTTCAACACATCGAAGTCGTTCGAACGACAGTCTCGCCTACTCAATGGGAAGCTGAAGCCAGCGCGAACGATAAAGAGAAACGCAAGCGCCGCCGCGCGTATCACAAAGCGCGTATCGATGGCACGCCAGTGCCGCGCGCATTGCGTGGCCCCGATAAAGCGCCCCGCAAAGTGCGCGAGACTCCCGCACGTCCTAAAAACGAATCCGGTATCACCGCTGCAAAAACGAATGCGCAACGTCAGAAAGAATGGCGCAATCGGCAGGATGCAAAGAAAAATAAGTAATCCAATAATCATTTCATAAAGGCTAGTTTATGAAAGTGGCAACGCTTGACTTTGAAACCGACCCGTTCGATTACGGGGTTAATCCGCAACCTTTTGATGTGGGCTTTTTCGACGGCGAAACGCATAAGGAAATATGGCACCCTGATTGCGCTAATCTAATCATCGATTACATTCTGTCGTTAGAAGAACCCCATTTGATTTACGCCCACAATGGCGGGAAGTTTGATTTCTATTTCTTCCTAGAGCGCATTGCGAAAGAACAGCAAGAAATTAAAATTGTTCGCGGGCGCATCTTGCAAGCCCGTATCGGGAAACACATATTGCGCGACTCTTACGCCATTCTCCCTATCCCATTGCGCGCGTATGAAAAGGACGATATCGACTACAACAAACTGTATAAGGACGTTCGCGAACAGCATAAGGAAGAAATTCAAAAGTACCGTCGCAAGGACTGTTCCGCATTGCATGAGTTAGTCTCGCGCTTTCGCGAACGCTTTGGCGATGCGCTCACCATCGGCACCGCTGCACGCAAAGAGTTAAAGAAGCTGCACGAATTCAAAGACAGTAAAGAGTCCTTTGATAATAAATTCCGTCCGTTCTTTTATGGCGGGCGCGTACAGTGCTTTGAGGGTGGCGTTGTTGAGGGTAAGTTTTATGTGTATGACGTGAATAGTATGTATCCCTCTGTCATGCGCAATGCGCGTCATCCAGTCGGGACGGCGCATTCTATCGGCGCTAAGTTGACAGACAAAACAATGTTCGCTCGCGTGCGTGCGCGCAATGCGGGCGCACTCCCCTTCCGCAATCCTGAAACCGGGAACCTGTCTTTCGATTTGGAATACGGGGAGTTCTATGCATCAATCCACGAAATCAATGCGGGACTCGAAACGGGTTCCCTAATAATCGACAAGGTTATTGCAACCTATGATTTCGAACAGATAGCATCGTTTGATTCATTCGTTGACTATTACTATGGATTGCGCGTTGCCGCTCAAAAGCAATTAGGTATCGATAAAATGGCTAAGGCGGATTACATGCTGTTTAAACTAATCCTCAATTCCGCTTATGGGAAATTCGCGATGGACTCGCGCGACTTTTGCGATTCGATCATCCTCCCTATCGATTCGTATATTCCGACTCCCCTTTGTAAGTGCAAAGCGCTATTGTGCGAATGCAAAACGCTAGAGGATTCCAGAGGTAAATTTATCGGCTGTACTGACGATGACGGTGCGCCGTCGTATGGCTGGCGTAGAGGGGATACGAATGGTTACTATCAGATATGGGAAAAGCGGATTGACCGTCCGTATTTCTATAACGTCGCAACCGCAGCAAGCATTACCGGGGCAGCGCGTGCCGTCTTGCTTCGCGCATTGGCTGTATCAGACCGTCCCGTTTATTGCGATACTGACTCGATCATTTGCGAATCGCTAGGCGCTGAAATCGACAAGTCAAAATTAGGTGCGTGGAAAGAGGAAGCGACAGGCGACCGTATCGCTATCGGCGGCAAAAAGATGTACGCCGTCTTTGAGAACGGCGAGTGCATCAAGCAAGCGTCCAAGGGTGGCAACCTGACGCCCGACGAAATCGTGAGGGTAGCGCAAGGGGAAGCCGTGACGTGGCGAAGTGACGCCCCGAATTTCAAGCTGGACGGTTCCGTAGACTTTGTTTCGCGGTCCCTCGTTTCGACGTTGCCGAAATCATACGGTCGGATTCTGGACTTGCGAAATGTCCACGCATGAACTAGTCTAACGAATTGGGGCGGGGCGTAATATGAAAACGGGTCGGCTCCCCTCCCCTCTCGTGCGCCGGGGCAATCCCCGGAACAGACAGGCGAACCGGGGTCTATCCATGCAATCGATTCTGATAGGGGCGGGTATCCTACTGTTCGCCGTCGCGATGCTTACCGCGCGTTCCGCTTCTGTGCGCTGGTTCGTCATCATCGTTTCGGGCTTGTTGTTCTTAGCACTGTCAATAACAAAAATTTGTTTCACCCTCATACAAAAGGCTAGACAGTGAAAAACATTCTTAGTAAAATCTGTCTTGTTGGATGTTTCATGTTTTGCGGCGGGGCTTTGGGTCTTTTTGGTTTCGCTTACACGGCAACTGGTTCCCTGAGTCACGACGAAATTAAAAGCGTCATCCCTAAGTTTCAATCTCATACTTTGAAAAGGATTTAAGATCATGGCTAATAAGACTGTTCGCGCTATCTCGGTTAAGACTGTCAACGTCAACCCGAAAGATATTTTCAAGCTTGCGGATGACGTGAAGTCGATGCACGCATTCAAAATTCTCGGTCGCGTGAAAGGCGTTCTCACGGACGAGCGCCCGGACGGAACCATGTTCGATGTGTTGACCGGCGTTTTCGAAGCTGTCAACAAAGACGGCGAAACGTTCGAATCGGGCCGTTGCTTCCTCCCCATCGGTTTCGATGAATCGATCATCAACGCAATCAAGGGTAAGACGGACGCGCCGGAAATTCAATTCGCCGTGTCCATCGACGTGATTCGCGCGAGCAACGCGCAAGGCTATTCGTACAGCATGGAAAAGCTGTTCGAAGAAAGTAAGACGGCTGAAACCGATCCGCTGTTCGCGCTGCGCCAGAAGGTTGCCGCCGCTCTGCCCGCGCCGACGACGACGGAAGCGACCGTCCCCGCCGCCGCTGAAGTGACGCCGCAAGCGGAAGAAAAGAAGCACGCCGCAAAGAAGTAAGCGACAACGCGTCACCGTACAAAACCCCGCTCGTAACTAAGCGGGGTTTTTTCGAACCCTATAATATGAATGTGCGTTAACGTACAAAGGCTAAAATGAATACGGCTAAAGCATTCGGAAAGAAACCCTGTTCGTGCGGCGAGTGCTCCCGCAACGATGACGAACGCGCATTGATGAAACTGACTGAGGACGTTGCGAAGCTAGTTAAAGGATTCGAACAGGCGACCGGTCGCGATATGCGCTTCTCGTTTATCGCGTTGGACGTTTCCACTGATACGCGTACTGGCGCGTTGTTCTCCGATTTGGAATCCATCGATACGTTGAACGACGCGTATCAAAAGGGGTTGCGTGAATTCCTGTTCTCGCAATTGGCGGGCGCACTGCACTCGTTTTAACAGTCACCGGGGCTAACGGTTATGCTGGACAATATTGTGATTAACTGGCACGACGCTTTGACGGTCAAGCCGTCACGCAAGGGTGAATACCCGTTCCTAATGTGTGTCGAGGGGACGCAGCATCGAACCAAAATCAAGTGGGACGGCGTTCGCTGGATTGGATCAACCGGGTATCCCCTCACCGTCTTACCGGGCGATAAGTGGGCGGGGTTTACGAAATGCAGTCACGATTTGATGGCGTCTGAATTGGCGGCGCTGTAATGATGTGCGCCCATTCTTGGTACCAGTCTGGAGGCGTCATTAGATGTAGACATTGCGGACGACACTGGATTTACTTTCGAATGAATTTGGTGCGTCTCGGTCCGAAATAAAGTTTCTTTGCTCCACAATTCGCCCCGCGTCTTATTGACCGGGGCGTTTTTCTTTTCTATAATGGAGTCACACTAATCCAGAGGGGATCAAAATGCAGGATCAGAAAGACGCCCACTACAAGCAACTGGTTGCCCTGTTGGATGAATTCGAGAAAGCGACCCGCGACGAGGAAAACGGTTTGACGGATTCGGCGGAGTTCTACAAGGTCAGAAATAAAATGTTGAACGTGCTAGCGAAAGTGGCATACCCTAGCTAATCAACCCCGCCCCGGATTTCGGGGCTTTCTCTTTTGGAGGGTGTTATGCCTGTACGTCTATCTGTTTATTTACTGCCCGAACAATGGGCGATTGTGTCGGAAGTCTTAAACGCGCGTTCGGATTACTACCTAGAGAATGCGAAGGCTTACCAAAGCAACGATAAGAAATTCGTTGAACTGATTGCCAAGCACGATGCGATAGAAGAAATTACAACGTCGATTAATGCCGTGATCGATCCGCCGCCGTCATCGTTCGTTTGATCCGAACCGAAACGCCTTAACGCGATACGCCGTTCTAGTTTCCCAGGCACACCCCGGCAATAACCATGCCAGCCCGCAACCCCTTTCTACCTACCACACTTTCGGTCGTATGAATAGGGGTTGCACACTATACCGGGTATATGCTAGTTGATATGATTCAAAATAAAAAATTTTGTGATTCGCCTTTATAATCAATGGGTTACAGAGGGTCAATTGATTCCGTTACGGATCAGGGTTTGTCCCTATAGCGAAACGTGGAACGCCTACGGGAAGGGGTTGCAGCGACTCGACGGGCGCCGTAACG